CTGCTGTTACTGTTGAAGCTCTAGGACTTGCTGTTAAAGCTGTCTTTTTACCATTTAGACAGCTTTTTGCTGTTATTGGTGAGATCGGAAAAGCTATAGGTGATGCGATAGGAGTTGATGCAACAGCAACTTTGTTTAATCTTGAGCAAGGTTGGATAGGTATAAAAGAGGCAGTTTCAGACGCTTCAGATAGAGCTATCTTTTTTGCAAGAGTTGTAGGCGGTGTTATCGGTAAAATAGTTGTTCTAATAGGTAATACTGCAAGTGGTATTCAAAAAACAGTTAGCGGTCTTGTTGATAGTGTTGTTACTTTTATTAGAGACAAAATTCAAGAACTTATTGATTTTATTCCAGAACCAATTAAAAAATTATTAGGAGGTTTGGAATTACCAAAACTTAATCTTGATATTGAATTACCAAAATTACCAAATCCATTCAAAGGTTTATTACAAAAAGCAAATGAATTAAAAGATGCTGTTATTGAGTTTTCTGGAGTCGAAAAAACCATTACAGATGAAAACAATAACCAATTAGATGCAAAAAATAAAATTGTAGAAACTAATAAAAAACTCAAAAAAGATGTTGAGGAGTTAACAGAGAAAGAAAAAAAAGCAAAAGAAGAAGCTGAAAAACTTAAAGAAACTTTTAGGCAAATTGGTGAATCCGTAAGAAATGATTTAGTAAATAACCTTACAGATGCTATTACTGGTGCAAAATCTTTTGGTGATGCTATGAGGAATGTATTAGGTAATCTACAACAAAAACTAATAAAACTTGCATTAAATAAAGCAATAAGCGGCATAGGCAATGCTTTAAGTGGTGGGAAAGGTTTTGGCGGTTTCTTGGGTGGGTTGTTTGGTAAGGAAAGGGGCGGTAGAGTCTCGGCTGGTGGTGCTTTTGTCGTTGGTGAGCGAGGGCCTGAAATCCTACAAATGGGTTCAAA